ATTGAATGGGTAAGAAAAGAAATTAATTACAAGGCAAATGAGGTCATACAGTAAATCACCGATATTGATAACTGGAGTGCAACGTTCCGGGGCAAGTATAGTAGCTCGAATACTTGCCTTATGCGGCGTGTATACTGGCGACATTAACAAGATGTATGAAAACAAAAAGCTGTTAAAGTTGTCCCAGGAACTTCTACTAAATCAAACAGTTATTGAGTCAAAACCGGATGTGCTGTTTACACAGGTGAAAGAAATCCCTGTTGATTGGCAAGAGAAGATATCCAGTATAATGCCGGCAGACGAACAATGGATATTCAAGAGCTACTTGAATACTCAGTTATGGAAGGTTTGGAATTATGCCTATCCGAATGCTAAATGGGTTATTGTTCGTCGACGTTCTGCGGATATTATTAATTCTTGTCAGAAAACAGCCTATATGACCATGTTTCGGGACAAACAAATTCAAGAATTTGTCGGAGTAAACAATGAAAAGGAAGGATGGTTATGGTGGATACATAAATACGAGAATGCCTGGGTAGATATGATTTCCAGTGGGCTAAATTGCAAGGTGGTTTGGCCGGAAAGAATGGTGACAGGAGATTATGCCCAGATGTATGAATTAATTGAATGGTTAGGGTTAGAATGGAACAGCAAAATTGTTTCTACAATTGACCCATTACTTAGAAATGCAAGGAGGTAACAATGGCAGCAAGAGTGACAGCAGCAGAAGTAAAAGAAATACTTGAAAATTCAAGTCTATCTGATGCAAATGTGGAAACATTTATAACGGGGGCTAATGTATTCATAACAGAAGCTCTTGGAGACAAGAATTTGAGTGAATCTCTGTTAAAGGAGATTGAGAGGTATTACACAGCCCATTTAATTGCCCTCACAGTCGAAAGAATGGCTTCTAAGGAGGGTGCAGGGGGTGCGAGCATTACTTATAACGGAACGTACGATAAAGGGCTTAAATCATCCCCATACGGACAAATAGTTTTGACCATGGACACGACAGGGACATTGGCTAAAATGGATGGAATGAAATCCGCCAAAACAATTGCAGTTAAAAGTTAAAAAATTTGAGTCATGGGAGTTGAGAAGTTCATAAAGAAAATATCAGTGCAAAAGGCTGTATATTGGGGTGCTCCAAAATCTGATGGTTATGGAGGCTACACCTTTTCAGAACCAGTTGAGATTGATTGCAGATGGGAGGGTGTGACAGAACTAATCACAAACAAGAACGGAAAAGAAGTTGTAAGCAATGCCAAAGTATTAGTCACACTTGATTTGGACAAAGGTGGATACCTCCATTTAGGTACCATGGAAGAGGGTGTAGATTACTCCAATCCAAAAGACATTGAAGAGACGTATGTCATTCAAAAAATTGAAAAGATACCGATGATAAGGTCGGCTACGGAATTTGTAAGAATAGTTTATTTGTAAGAATATGACAGAAGGAGCAAAAATAGAAGGGTTTGAAAAGGTAATGGCTAATCTACATAAAGAAGTAGCCAGGATTGAAGGANTCACTGTTNGTGGNCTTCAATTAGCAGCTGCCAAGATACGTGTAGATATGGACANGACAGAACCTTTAATTCCGGTAGATAAAGGGAATTTAAGAGCGTCATGGTTTGTTTCTTCTTTTCGGACTTTAAAAGGTCCAGGTGTTGTAATGGGGTTTAGTGCTAATTATGCGGCATGGGTTCATGAAATGGTTGGAGCTCATTTTAGGAAGAAAGGAGCCGGGGCAAAGTTTTTTGAAGCGTCAATAAAAAGAAATGAAAAGGCTGTTTTAGAGATAATAAGAAATAACGCAAAAATACGATGAACCCGATTACAGAAGACATAAAAGACATGTTAGTTGCCGAGAGCTCATTAGGTCTGGTTTTTGGCACTAATTTATTTATCGGAAGGGAGCCAGATGCTCCAGATAATTGCGTCACTATATTTGATACTGTAGTGGCTGAACCTGTGTTAACTTTGGATAAGCGTACCATTGAAAGACCTTCATTCCAGATAAGGGTTAGAAATAATTCTTACTTGAATGGGTACGCAACTATTCGAAGTATTGCCGATACACTTCATTCGAGGGCACACGAAATTTGGAGTGGTACGTTGTATATGGTTATTTACATTCTTAATGGTCCGAATATGTTGGATTGGGATGAAAATAACCGTGTAAGGTTTATTGTTAATTTTAATACTCAAAGAATAGGAGGTTTGTTATGAACAATGCTGTAAACAGTGTAGGAACAACTTTCAAAAAATGGGTAGCTTCCGCCTGGACGGATATCGCTGAAATCAAAGGCATTACAGGCCCTGATTTAACGAGGGACACAATTGATGTCACTACATTGACTTCAGTTGGTGGTTATCGGGAATTTATAGCCGGGTTCAGAAATGGAGGGACAGTTACTTTGTCCATGCACTTTACCAGGGCAGGCTACGATTTAATGAAAGCTGATTTTGAAAGTGATGTTCCACAAAATTACGAGATTGTAATACCAGATGCTGGTGCAACTGCAATCGAGTTTGAAGGATTAGTCACAGAGCTCCCTTTAACAATCAATGTTGGGGATGCAATCACGATGGATGTGAAAATAAAAGTGTCGTCAGAACCAGTTGTTAGTTCAGGTGGTACTGCCGCTCCTTAATTCACGGACAAAGGTAAGTAAACACACTAATCAAGTGTATTTTTTAAATTAAAAATTCAATCAAAATGTTATTAGACAGAAAAAAATTATTACAGAAAGAAGACCTGGATATCCAGAAAGTTGATTTGGGTAATGGAGATTTCGTTTATGTCCGGCAAATGACCGGTAGAGAACGAGACAGATTTGAACAATCTTTGGTTCGTAAAGTCAAAGTCAAAGGAGGTGAAGAGTACCAAGGAAGTTTGGGTGATTTCCGTGCCAAATTAGCTGTAGTCACTATTTGTGATGAGAAGGGGGATTTGTTATTGCATCCGGAAGATGTCACTACGTTAAGCACAAGTATGAGTGCGATGAAATTGGAGAAGATTGTTAACGTGGCGCAAAAGATAAACAGCATTACTGAGACGGACAAGGAGGAATTGGTAAAAAACTCCGAAGCCGCCCAGAGCGGCAATTCTATTTCCGGTTAAGTAAGGCATTAGGTTATCCGCATCCGGATTATTTGCTTGCAGAATTAACATCAAAACAAATAAGTGAATGGCAGGCATTTGATAGAATCAGTCCAATAGGACAAGAGCGGGATGATTTCCATTTCTCATTTTTAGCGTCGTTGATTACAAACTTGGCTATACGGATACATGGAAAAGAAGGTGCCAAACTTACCAGTGTGGAAGATTTTAGATTTGAATGGGGTAAGACAGAAGAAGATAATCAAGAACAATTGGCAGAAGAAATTAAACGCGTTTTTATGAGTTTTAAAAACAAGTAAGAAATGAATATAGGGACATTAACAGCGACATTAGGGGTAAACACCGTAGGGCTTTACCAGGCTGAACAGCGTATGAAGGCTTTTGAGACATCTGCCAAGGCAAGTATGGCACGTGTGGATGCAAGCCTTAAAAGTGCCGGAGCCTCTATGAAAGCATTCGGGAAGGCTGCCAATAAATACCTTACTTTACCCCTTGCCTTAATTGGAGGTGCTTCTGTAAATGCCTTTAAAAAATATCAGGAATCATTGGCTAAAATTGTTGGGTTAGTTGGTATAGCAAAGGATAAAGTAGCCGCATGGGGTAAAGAAATATTGAAAATAAGCCCTGGGCTGGCACAAGGTCCAAACGAATTGGCAAAGGCTTTGTTTTTCATCACATCAGCTGGTATTCGTGGTGCCAATGCGATGAAGATTTTGAAAATGTCGGCAGAGGCATCTAATGCAGGATTAGGGGATACAAAGACAGTGGCTGATTTGGCTACTTCTGCAATTAACGCGTATGGGCAATCTAATTTATCAGCCAAAAAGGCGATGGATATTTTAGTAACCACTGTTCGGGAAGGTAAGGCAGAACCGGCTGAGTTGGCAAGTTCAATGGGTATGGTGTTACCAATTGCCTCAGCTATGGGAGTTAAATTTAATGAAGTAGGTGCGGCAATGGCAGGTATGACCAGAACAGGTACCAGTGCCTCAACCGCGGCAATGCAGTTACGACAGATTTTAGCTGCATTCTTAAAACCAACAGAAAAAACACGACAAATATTGGCCAGTATGGGTACCAGTTACAAGAGAGTTAAGGCAGGCTTTCAACAAATGGGTACTTCCGCCGCTCAGTTCAGGGATATAATTCAGAAAAAGGGATTGTTAGCAGCTTTATTGAAATTAAAGGATTTATCTAAAACTTATGGAAATACTTTAATGTCAAAGGTTTTTCCTAATATCCGGGCTTTATCAGGAGTACTGGATTTACTGGGTAAAAACATGGCAGGCAATGTTGCCATCTTTAATGCATTGAAAAACTCGTCAGGGAACTTAAATAAGGCTCTTGAGGCGGTTAAAAATACTTTTGCATATAAATGGCGCACAGCCCTTGCTCAAGGCAAGTCAGCCCTTGTATCGCTCGGTCAAGAAGTTGCAAAGGCTTTTATTCCAATACTTGAAAAATTAACAAAATATCTTGGGAGACTTACTACCTGGTTTTCAAATTTAAATGAATCAACGAAAAGTTTTATCATTACCATTGGTGGTATTTTATTGGTTGTTGGCCCAGTTTTAACTGTTTTAGGTCTCTTGGCAAACAGTGTTATTCCGGGTTTGATATTAATAGGGGGTAAATTAATTGTAATGTTTAATGCCCTTAAACTTGCAATGATGACTAATCCAATTACTGCCTGGATTGCTGTTGCCGGAATAGCTGCCGTTGTTTTATACAAACTTGCAACAAACAGTGATACTGCGGCTGAAAATCAGAAGAGATTGAATGACGAGTTTGAAAGGGGTAAAAAATTAACAGCGGCTACAAATAATCTTAAAAACTATATGTCTGCTATCTCTACAATGAATAAAAGGCAGTTGGTTGATTTAAAGAATAGATTAGAAAACCAGAAAAAAGTTGAAGAAGACTATGATGTAAAAAAGAAAGTTGCCGCAAAAGGTTTAAATAATCTAGAAAAACAATTAATAGCACAAGGCACAAAAAATGTTGAAAGACAAGAAAAAGCCAAGTATGGAATAATTGAAACTACAAACAAGAAAATAGAAAATAATGATATTCTTACACATAAACAAAGATTGGATGAATTAGATAAATGGATTAAGGAAGTCAATAAGAAAATAAAAGGCATATCAAAAAACTCTACCACTAATATAACAATTGGAGGACATGTTCAAATAGTATCCATTGAACAAGGTAAAACTATTGCTGCATTGACAAGTAAGTTGAGTATTTTAGATAATATATCCAAGGCGTATGGGGGCACTGTAAGCGTTTTAAATAGTAAGACTGATGCATATAGGAATACTATTGCTACTTTGATTGCTCAGGGTATGAAGCCAATGAATCCTATTATTCAAGGATACATCGCTAAATTGAATGCCCTTGTACTTGCACAGAAAAAGGCAGTAAGTCCAGGAGAAAAATTGGCAGATAGTTTGACAAAAATAAATGCATTACAATCAGCGTTAGGTTCCAGTTATGATGGTGTAACTGCAAAATTAAATATATTTACAAATGCCCTGAATAGAGGACTTCAAAGTGGTGGATTAAGTATTCAAGAATATAATTACTTAAATAATACAATAAAAAAATTAAAGGCAGAGTTAGCGAAGAGGGCAACTAATGATATCTTTAAAGACACGGCTAAAAGTTTAGCTTTGGCAAATAGAAATTCTAAACTGTTTGGAAATTCTTTTAATAAATTAAATGTAGAACTAAGAATATATACAAACGCGTTAGAACAATTGAAAAGTGTTAAAGGACCTTTTACAATTGAACAGTTAAATATGATTAAGCTCTATTCTCACAATATAGAATTATTACAGGCAAAACTTGAAGCTCTTTCTAGAAAACAACAAGTATTCAACATTCTTGGTAATGCAGCTGCCCAAATGGCTTTTCAAATAGGAAAATCATTTGTAGATTTTTCAAATGGATTGAGTGGTATTGTTGACATTGTTTTAAATGCGGCACAACAAGTTATTGATGCGTTATTGGCAACTGCGATAGTTGCTGTAATTGCCAAGAATGCGGCTATGCCATGGGGTTTAATTGGAGCGGCTGTAGGACTGGGTGCTTTAATGGCACTCTGGGATAGTTATAAAGCAAAGGCAGTTTCTTCTGCCCATCTTGCAGAAGGAGGAATAATACCTGATGGATATCCAGGTGACAGATATCCTGCAATGTTAAGTAGTAGGGAGGCTGTTATTCCATTAGATAAATTGCCAGGTATTTTAGAGGGGGCATTTAGCGGAGGTAAGACCAGGCAAGTGAAGTTTGTAATAAACGGTAAAGTTTTGGAAGCCATAATGGACGAACAGAATAGTTATAACGATGTATACTAGAAAATTATGAGTTACGGTACAAAATATATTGCAACTTGGGGGTCTCGAAAAGGATTATCTGGTAACCTGTATATCAAGGAACTTGATTATACCGGTGATGCTACTACTATTTTGTTGAAAGGTTTTGATAAAGGAGCATTAGCAATCGAACAAAAATTTAATGATTGGGAAAGTCCTATACTTGGAAGAGTATTGTCATTTACCATTGTAAACAGTTTTGAAGACTTTTATTTCTTGCTACCCCTTTTAACAGCTACTGAAAGACAATTCCTGGTAGAGTTGGATGTGACTAATCCATCGAATGAGGCTAAATTGTTATTCAAAGGCTATCTTAACACTGGTCAAACCTCTCAGAAAATGCTTCCAAAACAAGATATCCATTTGGTGGCAAGTACTTATCTATCCAAACTTGACAATTATACTACAGATTTAGTAAATACTTGGCAGGTTTTGTTTTTTGTCAATTTAATTAACGGGATTCTGAGTTCAATAGGCCAGTATAATTTACGAATAAATAGTAGTTTATGGACTGTNGCAGACCCAGGNGCAGGCAAAACTCTTTTTAACACTNCTGGAATAAACACTGAGGTGTTTTGGGAAGACAATANTACCAAGAAAAACAATTTGGAAATATTGCGAATGATATTAATTTCATTTAATTGTTTTATTTACTGGAAAGAGGGGTATTGGTATATTGAAAGATTCGATGATTTATGGAATACTAATCCAACTTATGTGGAATATGCGTTTGATACAGTGTATGACTCAACTATGTCTGGAACGGTTGTTTCATTAAGTCGGAGTTTAATAGATATCCAGACATTGAAATTTATGAATACCTCTCAAACATTGCATGTTAATCCAGGATATAAAACTATCAAAATAAATGTTAATACAGACAAACACTTATTATTCAATTTAATTGACCCCTTCTTTCCTGATAATGCTGATGACATTCCGGATGTAGATGCCAATACTATTCCTTTGCCCGTGTCCAAAGAATGGGAAAAGGCAGAGAAATTTTCATGGAGCATCCCATCACATAAATACGGGATGACTTCTTCTATTAGTCGACAAGGAATCGGGGCGGATGATTCACATGACTATTATCAAGGATTATATACTCGTTTTAGAGTAGCAATTGCAGATGTTGACACTACACTCGATATTGAGTTTACTTATTATGGATATATTCCAGGTGATATAAATGGCACCAATGTCTCACCTGATTTTACTAATTACTTTTTCAAATTTAATTGGTGGCTAAAAGAAGCAGATAATGATTATTACATTGTGGAAAATGAAAGTGATGGAAGTTATCAAAGAGTGCAAAATACAAACGGGGCTGATAGGACTTCTGTTTTAAATTCCACCAGCAAAGTCAGTTTTACATCATTTGATAAAGATACTAGAACTTACAAGATGAGTGTAGGGGTTACTATTGGAGGAATTTATGATATTGATACAATTCATGATTTGGTATTAGGCATAGGTGTTCCAACACTTTTAAACGGGGATACAGAAATTAGTTATGTGCCAATGACTAATCCTCCACAAGGGCATAAAGTAGGCAGGGAACAATTTGGAGATGTTAAGATAACAGTGAATAATCCAATTGACAGTATAGATAATGAAATAGAAGGCACTACTAATACTTTGTTTTTAAACAAAAAAGAAATTGATATTGATATTGCCGATATTTCAAACATTAACTATACAAATGGAATTCTTACGGGGTCTGATTTGTCATTGAGAACTTCCAAATGGAGTAAGGGAGATAGCGTTTTTCGTCCATTAGTTGATTGGTTAATGATTGACAAATTTAGATTGTATAATGTTTCCAGACAGCGAATAAAAGGAACTATTTTTCGAGATAGAAATTTAGAAGTGTTTGATTTGTTTACAGATAGCAATCAACCGGATAAAAAGTTTATTTTAGTAGGATATACTTACCATCCGGTTTTTGACAGTTATGATATTGATTTATGGGAATTTGATGTTGATACCGTAATAAATTTACTAGGATGAATGTAGATGTAACAGTAAAACGGCAGTTTAGAAATAAGAATTACTATGATGCCTTTGGAGAGCGTATAATCTATCAAAGTACTTCACAGGCACAAAAGTCCCTAACCACAGATAACGTGCCTGAGGGGACGTTATATGACCGTTTATACGTATCTTCACCGCAACGTCAAGTCTTAGAAATCTTGCAGCAGTTTGGATTCTCAATTCCTGAATCCGGAACTTTGCTATTTACCGGTAATTTTGCAGCTACCGGGGAAATCCAGGC